AAGAACAGACTATAACGGATACTATGAACCGACATTATCCCGATTCGTTAATGATGCGTTATCAGACTACATGGATACATGGTTTAGTGATTATCCGGAGCCTACGGATGAAGATTAAAAAAGGAGGAAATTGATATGGCATTACCAGTATTAGTGATCGGTCGTTCCGGTCAGGGGAAAACATACTCCCTTAAAGAGTTCAAAAAGAACGAAGTATGTATTATCTCAGTTGAAAAGGGCAGACTTCCATTTAAGAGTGATCTAACAGTTGCCCGAATCCCGAACAGTTTTGGAGCTGCAGAAAATGTAAGCGCATCCCAGATTAACGCGGCGAAATATGCCTGGATCTGTAACGCTATCAAGGCAGCGCCCACAAAAGCGGTTGTTATCGATGATTCACAGTATTTACTTGTAAATGAGTTATTCGATAGGGCATCCGAAAAGGGATACGACAAATTCACGGAGATGGCTGCAAAGTTCCGCAATCTTATCCACTTTATCAATGACCTGGATGATGAGAACAAGATAGTTTACTTTTTACACCATTCGGAGGCCGATACAGATGGACGCGAAAAGGTTAAGACCATTGGAAAGATGCTGGATGAAAAACTCACAGTTGAGGGATGTTTTGATATTGTGCTTTATTGTCAGGATCATACATTTTTCACTCAAAGCAATAATCAAAGCTCCGCGAAGTCTCCGGAGGGAATGTTTGAGCTGGAGATTGAGAATAATCTCAAAATGGTTGATAAAACCATCAGAGAGTATTACGGGATGAAATGATATGAAGAGGATAAAAGAACGAAAACCCAAAAATCATTATTACGTCTATATCCGCGGGATGGGAAGTGGATGTTATGCAGAGGATTATTGCCGTGAGTTTGTGGGCGAAACTTGGGCGGTATCTGAAAAACAGGCATGTAATAATGTGAGATTTCAAACCCGTGATGATAAGCGGCCCAATGGGGGATACTCCATATTTGGAATTGGTGACAGGTTAGAAGAAGGTGATGTTTTATTCACTTATGAAGCTGAATTGGTGGGAGATTGATATGGCAGATAGGACACATTTTTATCCAGTTCATAAGGGTTGCGATCTGGAATGCCAGAGATATGACAAGGTAGCTGATGCATTTTTTTTCTGCGAACACTTCCACATAACAGACCTATTACCAACAGGCGATGGCCCGATAGTTCCACATGTAAATGGATTTTGTAAATTAAAAAAACAGGAGGAAAACAAATGAAATCAATCGATTTAAGTAACGTACAGGAGGCGAGTGATTTTACCCGCCCCACTCCCGGCGCTTATGTGTGCGCTATCACATCCGCGGAGGATGTTCCTGAGAAGGAGTATCTGATGATTGGATATGACATCATTGAGGGAGAACACAAAGGATATTATACCAAACTCCGTGAAGATCATCCTGATTGGTCAAATATCGGAATAATGTATAAATCCTATAAGTCAACTGCTCTGGGAATGTTCAAAAGATTCTGCTCAGCGGTATCCAAGAGCAACGGCAAGTATGTTTTTGATGGTGACAAGAATGCCGATGAGAAAACGCTGGTTAAGAAGAAGATCGGGCTTGTATTCCAGGAGGAAGAGTATTACGGCAATGATGGCGAAAAACGTACTCGCCTTAAAGTGTTAAAAGAATGTCCAGTTGATGAAGTACCAAATCAGAAGATCCCCGCATTAAAAACCATCAAAGAGGATGAGGGGCTGGCAATAGCAAACAATATCCCTGATGATCCTGATGGTATTGGTTCAGTTCCGTGGTAATAATCGAGGATACACGGCAACAATCGGGAAAACATGACATAAAGCATAATTGGTTTATGACACATGACATATCTTTAATCCGGAGCAAATTACCATTCGGCGATTATGCTCCGGTGCCTAAGATATCCATTGACACGAAACGCAATATGGATGAGATAGCGGGGAACATATGCGGAGCCGAACACAAGCGATTTATCAATGAATGCAAGGCCGCTAAAGCTGCAGGATGTCAATTAATCATTCTGATAGAAAATGAGGATGGCATATCAGACATCTCACAAGTCCATACATGGATAAATCCGCGCAGCGTTTATTCTGATAAATGCGTACAGGGTGCCAGACTTCAAAAAGCTATGGAAACCATCCAAGAGCGTTACGGAGTATCATTCCAATTCTGTAATCCCGAAGAATCAGCACAACGAATTATGGAGTTATTAAATGAGCAATAAACTATTAGATTCGGCATTATATTATGCCAAACAATACGGATGGGCGGTATTCCCCATAGATCCGAGAACAAAAAAGCCAATAACTCCTCATGGTTGCAAGGATGCCAAAAAGGATCCCGGAGCGATACGGGCATGGTGGAAGAAAAACCCAAACGCGGGAATAGGAATAGCTACCGGATCCATCTCCCAGCTCATAGTTATTGATGAGGATATAGATCCTGATAAGGGGCTTGATGGAATATCTGAGATGTCACGCTGGGAGCGCGAGAATACTCCATTACCTGAGACAGTTACCGCTATAACAGGCCGCGGTGGATACCATCTATATTTCCATTATGAGGGCAATGATATAACGAATCGCGCCGGATTGCTGGATGGTGTGGATGTACGCGGAGAGGGTGGTTATGTAATAGCTCCACCATCTCTACATCCAAACGGAACAGAGTACACATGGGAATATGATCCGAATGAGTATGATATCGCTCCATTAAATGACACTATCAAGGAATTTGTCACATACCGCGAAAATAATGCAGATCCGAGCGGTTATCAGGTGCCAGATGTTATTCCTGAGGGTAAGCGCAATGAGACTTTATACAAGCTGGCATGTTCTCTCCAGGCGCGAGGAGTTCCTGATGAGGGTATTATTCAAGCGGTTAGCGAGACAAACAAGCAAAATTGCGCTATTCCATTGACCGATGAGGAGATTAAAACAATATGCTCCAGCGCTTTTACATTCAAAAAGGGGCAATTACAAGTAGTGGAGAATTATCCACTTTCATATCATGAACCACATCTAACCATGTTATTAGACAAGGACGGAGAGCCCACAAATAAGCCCGCTCAGACAGTACGCAACGCAGAGGAGGCTATACAGTATGATCCTGAGCTATTCGGAAAAATCGTATGGAATGAGTTATCATCCAACATCAATGTATATGGGAATCTCCCGTGGAAAGTTCACAAGGGATTCCGTGAGTGGAATAACTCAGATGATAACAATCTATGGGCCTATATCGAGAGCCGTTACGGATTAAAAGACGTAAACAAGCTAATGGCTGCACATTCTAACGTAGCACATCGATTTAATGTTAATCCGGTTATCGAGATGCTTAATTTCGCTCATACAGTGTGGGATGGTGAATCAGGACATATTGCTGCTTTACTTCCAAAATACACGGGCGCCGAAGCCTCAGAATATAACTATGAGGTCCTAAAGTTATTCATGATGGGTGCTATCTCCCGGATCCATAAGCCCGGATGCAAATTTGACTACATGCTTGTATTAGTTGGTGAACAGGGGAAATATAAATCCTCATTCCTCCGATTTCTTGCCACTAATGATGAGTGGTTCAATGATAACTTCTCCACTCTGGATGGTGATAAGGCATTTGAGAAGCTGCAGGGCATGTGGATCGTGGAGCTGGCAGAGTTACAAGCGACCAAACGAACAAAAGACGTTGAGACCATTAAAGCATTCATAACATCCCGTGATGATACATATCGCGCTCCGTATGCCAGGAGGCGGGAGCATCATAAAAGGATGTGCGTATTAGCTGGCACATCAAATCCGGTTGATTTTCTCACAGATCGGACCGGGAACAGACGATTTTTACCCGTTACATGTGGAATCACGGAGCCCGTTAATCCATTCAATAATCTTGAAGAGACAAGATATGATTTCCTCCAGGCATGGGCTGAGGCAATGGATATTTATCTTAGGGCGGGCGGTAAGGTATCGCTGGCATTGGATAAGAAGTATGAGCGTGAGGCTATTAAGGCCCAACAGAAGTACACGGAGGATGATCCCTGGGTGGGAATAATCCAAGAGTGGCTTGATGATACCGATAATGAGCGGGTGTGCGCGATCATGATCTGGGATATGGCTATCAGTACGGGAGTAACTAACCCGACACCAAAAGAATTAAATCATATCCATGAGATTATGCGAAATAGTATAACCGGATGGGAATATGTGGGGATCCAGCGCACAAATACGAAGTATGGCAATCAAAGAGCGTATGAGCGTAAGAGTAAAATCATCGATTCAGTTCCATTTGATTGATTTTTGTTAACGCTTGTTAACGCATTTTTGCAAGAGCGTTAACGCTCAAACCCTATTGTTTATGCGATTTGTTAACGCTGTTAACGCTGTTAACGCGAAATTCTATATAAAACGTGTTTTATAAAAAATAAATATATATAGAGATATATAGAAGTTATGTATTTTCCCGTTAACGTCGTTAACAGAATGCTCAAAAAGGTAGTAAATATCTATGTTTGAGCCTGTTAACGCAAATTAACAAAAATGGAGGTTATATGGATAGGTACTATTCATTATCAGATAAAATCCGATTCATTGATGATGATTTCCTTAAATCAGTAGTTGAGCCAATGGGAAAACTTCCAGCGGATCCAGATGCAGCGGTCAAATGGGTGCATAATGCAAAGATCATAGTAACTAAATGGTTCGCTAAGTATGAGCATAAATCATTGGATGAGTATGCAGAAATGTTATGTTTGGATTTTATCAAAAGTTTTGAGAATGATGCAAAAAGGTATTTCTCATGGATGGAGGATAAAGCATGAGCAAGAGACTAAACGCAGCACAACGGGAAATACTCCACTATATCCGCGGATATCCTGATTGGATCGCAGAGATCAATACCATTGCTGATACCAGACAAGCGATAACCTACGATGATGACAAGGTGCAGACATCCCCGGAGGATAAAATGCTGGAGCTGGCATTGAGGATGGATGAGCTTTACGACAAGGTGAGCAAAGTGGAGGCATCATTAATGGCCGTTTATCCTGATGAAATCAGACAAGATGCAAGAATGTGTTTTTGCTATGGTAGGCGGTCAGAATTACCGAAGTATAAGTTTTACAAGTTACGGAGAATATTCGCAAATAATCTATTGCGGGTGTTTAGGAGGGATATGACAAGTGAGTGAAGAACATAAGAAACCGTTAAAATGTGAGATTTATCGGGATAGTATGCAGAACTATAAGAAATACGCGATCCCGAAAGCTCAGTTGATAATCGCAGATGTACCGTATAACGTGGGTACGAATTTCTACGGATCTAACCCGTCATGGTATGTAGGGGGGGATAACAAGAACGGAGAATCCAAGCTGGCAGGAAAAGCGGCATTTAATTCGGATTTTAATTTTAACCTTTATGAGTATTTTCATTTTTGCTCAAAGATGCTCAAAAAGGATGATACGAAGCCACTCAGCCGCGGGCGCTCCTCAGATAGTCCATGTATGATCGTGTTCTGTTCGTTTGAACAGTTACCGACACTCATAGACGCAGCTAAAAAGCATGGATTTGTTAAGTATATCCCGTTGATATTCATTAAACATTATTCCGCTCAGGTACTCAAAGCAAATATGCGAGTGGTAGGAGCCACAGAATACGCATTATGTTTATACCGCGACAGGCTCCCGAAGTTTCGGAACGGGGTACAGGTAGACGAGAACGGCAAGAATATCACAGGCACAGGCAAGATGGTATTTAATTGGTTCGAGTGGGAGCGAGATCCCAAGGATATACCCAAGATACACCCAGCACAAAAGCCCGTATCAACATTGAAGCATTTGATTGAGACATTTACAGATCCGGGGGATGTGGTTATAGATCCATGTTGTGGTAGTGGTAGCACACTCCGCGCCGCTTATGAGCTGGGAAGAAGTGCATACGGGTTCGAGATTGACAGAAATTTCTATACAAGGGCAAAAGATGAGATGTTAAAGTTTGAGGTTTCTGAGTTTACTCAGATGACATTGACGGAGGTGATTAGATGAAAGTTAATGATATATGCCGCGTTCTGGTAGACAAAGGGCGCGGTCATGGTAAAGGAGCAAAGGTAAAAGTAATTTTGATTGCTCCTGAGGGATATGATGATCCGGAGCCGTATTACTGTCAGGCGATAGATGGAAAAACGTCATACTGGTATAAGGCTGATGAGCTGGAAGTGATTGAGAGAGAGGGTAAAGATGATAGAACAGATGAACATATTTGACTACATTCGTAAACCATTCAAGATAACCAACAAGATCAGGTTGATTGAATTATTCGGAGGTATCGGATCGCAGGCAATGGCATTGAGGAACATCGGCGCCGATTTTGAACATTACAGATTATGTGAGTGGGATAAGTTCGCGGTTGCATCCTATAATGCGATACACGGCACAAACTTCCAGCCGTCAGACATAACCAAACTGAGGGGGGGTGACTTAGGTATAACGAATACAGACCAATATACATATATTATGACGTATTCGTTTCCGTAAGAACGTGCCAGGATTTAAGCGTTGCGGGCAAAAAGGCTGGGATGAGTAAGGGGTCAGGCACTCGATCGGGGTTATTGTGGGAGGTTGAGAGATTACTAACAGAATGTAAGGAATTGCCACAAGTCCTATTGATGGAGAATGTTATACAAGTCCATTCAGAGGGCGAGAATATGGAGAATTTTCAAAAGTGGATAAGATTCTTGGATTCAATGGGATATTGCTCATACTGGCAGAATATGGAGGCCTCACAATACGGGATTCCGCAACATAGAGAACGTACTATCATGGTGAGTTTGTTGGGAGAGTACAATTTTAAATTCCCGAATCCTATAAAACTGGAGAAATATGTTGATGAGTATCTGGAATCCGGCCAAGTCGATGAGAAATATTACATAAAGGGCGAAAAAAGTGAGATTTTACTTGACAAGCTGGAGGATAAAGGCATCATCTTGACAGACAGACAGACAGACAGACAGACAGACAGACAGACAGACAGATTGTTGTCGATTTCTCCATTAACGAGCCAAAACGAAACACCATTGCAAATTGTATCACAGCCCGATACGATGCAGGAATCTCCAACAGACGATCAGAGGGAAGTTGTGTGTGTGAGAGGGTTCAGAGGAACACAGATTGAATTTGAGACCCGCAAAACAAAAGTTGCACATTGCATACTTGCACAAAAAGGGAAATGTACCAGCAACTTAGGAGAAGATTTTGTTATATGCAAAAAGAGATAGTTATGATTATGGATTTCAGATATGACGAAGGAGTGCGGCCACGGAAAGAGTTAATATGTCCATGCATTACCACAAGGTATGAGGGGGGGGGCAGTAGTCTTTCCGGATGTCCGTTAGTTGTTGAAAGATGGATAAAATCAGAATCAGACAAGCCACAAAACAAGGATATATCGAATGTTTGAGGGGGGGGTGGCTGATTTAAGTTATCCCCACAGCACAACAAAACGCGGTAGAGTTCAACATGATGGAATGATATGTCCAACAATTCTAACAAGTACGGAGATATGCAAAGTGGAGAGTGAATACAGAATCAGAAAATTAACACCATTGGAGGCATGGCGCCTGATGGGATTCACAGATAAGGATTTTTACAAGGCTAAGGCGGTCAATGCAGACAGTAAGTTATACAAACAAGCCGGTAACTCTATTGTTGTTCCGGTACTGGAGGCGGTATTCCGTCAGATCATAGGAGGTAGTGAAATGAACATAACAGACGATGACAGATTAACCGACAACATAGCGAATTTAGTATCGCTGGGATGGACGTTAGACCAGATTATCGAGGTAGCGACACGAATGAGGGAGGATGAGCAGAATGAGTAGTTGGTCAGACTATAAACACGGGGCAATAACTGAACAGGAATACAAGACCGCATACAACATGGATCCAGCAGAGGATCACGGAGAGGAATACGAAGAGGAGGAGGATACAGACGATGAGTGAGAGTTTATTTTCCATGACCGAAGAGGTCAAAGAGCTTTATAACATGCTAACAGATGATGAGTGTGATCCTGAGATAGTTCTGGACACATTAGAGGGTAAATTCGGAGAGATCGAGGTAAAGGCATCCGCATATACGGCGGTATATAATCGCCTGGATATGGAGATGCAGAGAGCAGACGAGATAAGCAAGCGGTATGCTGGCATCAAAAAAGCCCGCGAAAATGCCATTGCAGCATTAAAGAATCGTCTGATGTTCGCAATGGATAATCTGAATGTGGATTCTCTTCCAGCGGGAGACTTGACTATCAAGATCAAGAAGAACGGAGGGCAGCAGCCGCTTGTTATTGATGGCGATGTTCCTGATTCTCTCACAAAGGTAACTATCGAGCCCGATAAGACAAAGA